TGCATCCTCTTTTGCCTTGGAGTAGAGATTTCCCAACTGTGCATCGGTAATGTTTTCTGCATTGATGCCTTTCTTTGCATATCTGGTGTATGCTTCATATGCTGATGCTGTCTCCGGGTCAGATGCAATGTCAAACAAATCTGATACACGTTCATTTGCTCTGATTTTCTGTCCCATATTTTTATTAAAAGACGATTCATGATAAGAGTTAATCGCAACGCCTCCACCTTCCAGAACACCACCGGACAAAGCACCAAGCAAGCCTGAATAAACAACCTCACTCCAATCTACATTTTCTCCGGTTTCATATCCTGCAGCAATATTGGTAAGCAATGGATTTAATACTTCCTGTGCAGCTTCTTCAAATCCCTCAGACAAAGCACTTCCACCCCAACGAACAGCAAACTTTGCAAGACCATTGTCGATTCCGGACACAGCTTTTGACAGTTTACCACTTACTCCACCCAGCTTGCCAATACCACCCATTACATTTTGCAGTGTTGCCTCCGACAAGCCTACAAGCGTGGAATATGTTCTTGCCTGTCCTTTATCATAGCCCAGGTTAAGCATTTCCTGATATGCATTACCTGCGGCAGATGCTCCCATCAGGCCGGCACCAACTTTAGCACCAACAGCAGGATTTATTTTTCCGATTACATAAGATGTCAAAATAGACGGGAGCATATTTGATGTCGTGTTAATTAAATCATACCCCACTTGTCCCAAATTACCATGCTCATATTGGATATCATCTCTGATAAGAGCAGATGCGTTTTGAATTCCGGTAGTTGGTATGTAATCATCTTTTGTATTAAATGCATTGATCATACCTTGCGTAAATTGGTCGATACCTGCAGTATAACCATATGTATACTTGCTTAAAAGACTTTCTCTCTCACGATAAATTTCACTACCTTGTCTTTGCTTTAAACCTTCTTCTATTGACTTTAGATATTCTTCTGCACCTTCTGCATCCTGTCTTCCGATATAATAGTTGTATATTTCAGCTTCGGAATCTGTCATGTACTTTGCCGCCAAATAATTGATATCACTACTCAAAGCACTTCCAATAATCGGACCGTTTTCTCCGGAGATTTTTTCATATCTCTCTAATTCATCAGGATTTGCACGCAGATGTGCTATTTGATTTTTATAGCCACCTTCCCACCAAGGTTTTTCTTCTTCTCCAAGCATCCGACCTTGTTCAGAATATGTTTTATAATCCTTGTCATAATTTTCTGAATTGACATCAGCAACGGAAGATAATTCAATCCCTCTCTGTAACCTCTTTGCTCGATTAAGATATACCTTTTTTTCACCTAATGCTTTTTCAAGATCTTCTCCGCTCGCATATCCGATACTCGCAAGATAATCTTTATACTCATTCAATGCAGCATTTAACGTGTTATCTTTTCTTGCGTACATACCTTTCATCTTGTTTTTGTGTTCATTGGCAGTGTTTACCAAACCTTCAAGGTTTGTGATTTCCTCTTGAATTGCACCAAGGTCGGCAGTTTTCATACCTTCGTATTCCTCTACCTGTTTTTTTGCTTTTTCTACCGCATCATTGTACGCATCCGCACTTTTATACTGTCCGTAATGCCGTTCCAACCCCTCCCAATCATCCAGGATGGATTTGTATGTAGCTTGCAGTTCTGAAAGGTCTGCACCGCCGTGCTTCTTCTGATATTGTTGATATCGTCCGAGTCGGTCATACATATTCTGTACGGATGACAAGGTACTTTTCATGGTGTCTCTCGATTGCCATCCACTATAGGCATCATTTATGGCTTTTGATACGGAGGTTAGGTCGGTTTGCAAAGTGTCCAGCTTAATGGAGTTTTGAAGTGTTCTCTTTTCTTTTTTTGCTTCGTATCTTTCTTTAACACCAATAGAAGATTCTGTTTTAACATTTACCGTATTGGCATTAAGATTTTTCTTTTTTGCTTCGTATCTTTCTTTAACACCCATTTTTGTTCTCCTTTACCACCAAGTAAGTCCTAAATTTTTTTGTAATTTAATTATCCAATTTTCGGCTTCATCCTTTCCCATCGATTTGCTTGCTTCATCCCACAAATCACCCAACGTGTATTCGTTGTTATATTGGTCTTGGACTTTTGCGTTTTTATCTATGCCTCCGCCCCAATTCCATCCTCCGGAATCTACTTTACTCCAGGTCCTTTCATTAAATGGTTTTTGAGCATTGGATATATTAGCTTCATACAAATAATCCGCTTGTTCCTCTGTTATATATCCTGATTGTACCATTGAATTAAGATAATCCGCTCTTTCGTCATCTGTTTTGAACTTAGAAGCTGCTGACGAAATTTGACTTGGAATTTTAGACGTAGCAGAAACACTACCGCCAGAGCCACCGGAACCACCTGATTTTCTCATGTTTGCAATTTGTGCATCATTGACTCGTTTGGTTTCGTCAAACTCTTTTTGCCATGTTTCCTTTTGAAAATCAAACTGTTGTTGATATTGAGAATCACCAACGGCATCTCGTTCTTTCTGATAATCGAATTGTTTTTGTGTCCATGCATCTGTAACAGCATCTCTATCTTGTTGATAGTTAAAGTCTCTGTTCGCAATCGCACCACTTTGTTGCAATCTAAATTGCTGAAGTGCCATGTTAATGCTATCTGACCATTCCTGATAAGAACGGTCATACATTGTGTCTGCATATCCTGCTGTAGCATTATATAGATTGAACGCATCACTTACCATCTGATTATGCTCATTCAATTGGAAGTTTGCCAAGCTGAACGCATCGCTCTTGGTGTCTCTAAATATTCCATAAGCCTCATCATAGGCTCTGTTTCTGTGCTGAAATGTAGCATCATATGCGTTCAAAAGTCTGCTATACTCTCTATCATCTGCATCTGTAAACATACCAAGTTGACGGTACATCTCGTCCCCTTCTGCCAGATGTGCCTCCATAGCCATCTGGTAATACTGTGGTAACTGACTATATGCATCCTCAATAAAGGCATTATACGCCTGATTTCCTGCCGTGGTTGCATAAGAGCTTCCATAGCCTCCGGTCAATGCGGATGCCTGTCCGATAGTGTCCTGCATTGCCGTTTTTCCGCTACTCATAGCAGATGCAAGAGCCTGCTGAAACAATGGGTCGGTATCAGCATCATAGGAAAATTTATCACGTTTCATGATTTTATCCATCATACCTTGTATTTCATCAGAATATGATGTTTTCCCAGATTGAATTTGCTTTAATGCCTGTGATAAGTATGCATCTGCTTGTTTCACCGATTTTGGAGTTTTAAATGTGCTATTCATCTGGTTCCGCACACTATGACTTACAGCATTTTGGTTGGATTTGTTAGTCAGGTTGTTCAACGCACTTACTTTCATCTTTTCTGCATCGGTTACAGATTGAGGCTTGGAATAGTTTTGTGGTGTTTGATATCGATATGTTTTGTCGTAATTCAGTCCCTCTGATTCAATAACACTATTTCTCTCTTTCTCAAGTGCTTGTGCTGTCGAGAAATCTCCTGCAATCACAGCCTTTTGAATTTCCGACTCATAGTCATTATATTTTCTTGTTGCCATTATTTATAAAGCCTCCTTATTTTTATTCACGATCTGCTCCAGTTCTTCTCTATCCTGTCTGCTTTGTACTGCATTGACTCCCAATTCACGCAATTGCTTGACTAACTCCGGGGAAAGATTCTCCGTAGATATATTCAAAAGCGAAATCTCTATCGCTTCCTTTAACTGATTCAGATACCGTACTATCTCATTTATCTTTTCCTCTGTCGTGGTCCCGGTCAGCCGTAAAAATGGCAAAAGGTCAAGCTCCATCATCCGTCACTTCCTTCCTCGATGGTTTTGGTAACTGAATGAATTTTGCAATCACCATTCCCGGCAATTTTGTATTTAAAATGGTCGCACCGTTTCGGGATAACCGGAATGGAATAGGTTCTCGTCCCCTGTCCGCTCATGTTGAATTTATGCTCCCATTCTCCGTTGGAATCATATTGCAGATAAAAATCCACATTCGTTCCAAATTCCAAGGTAATTCTGATATTGATTCTTCCGACATATTTATTATCCGGTGACGAATAACCAATCACTCCGGATTCCACCAGCCAATCAAAAGATTTTTCCTGCTGTTTCTCTGACCCATAGGGCAAAATCGTACCACCAACCGACTTCATGACATATTGATGGTCTATAAGATACAAATCGTCCTGATGCCGACAAAACACAAGAGCCTTTGTGTTATCCTCCTTGCACCAGATTCCCTTTTTCACATCATAAACAAACAAAGAGGATTTTCCGCCTGCATCCTCCATAGAAATATAATACTTATCATGGATGGAGCCAGCAACCGCACGATAATAGGTCACATCCCCCAAATCATCCGAAATTCCATATGGCAAGCTCCCGTTATAGCCGCATACTCCTGTGGTGGATTTATAGTATAGTATCTCATTTAAAACCGAAAGACTTTTTTCCGAACCGCTTTGCACCCCTCTGCATTTGGTTTCCTTTATCTGATGCCCTCCAACCGAGCTTACGATAATTTTAATCAAGCTGTCCTCTTTAAAAAACATCGGGTATCCTAAATAGGTAATCGCTCCGGTAAATTTTCCATCCGAGCCAACAGTTGCCGCCCATGAATCTGTTGAGTTTCCACGGAAACAGTTCCAGTTTTTGACATCCCCCAATTTACTGCAATATATCTCATGTCCATCCCTTGAAGAACCCCAAAGTCGGTTATTGCATTCTGTGACGAAGGACATATCCGGAACCTTTCTCTCAATCCTGAAGGTGACATCCGAATAGGTATCTACTCCACTATCCGATGTCGCTTTGTATATTCCCGGAATAGTGATTCCGTCCTCATCCTGATGAATGATATAAGTATTGGTGAAATATGTGTCCCCCTCCTTATTCACCAGAATATCAGAAAATACGCCTAAGTCTGTTGGTGTAGTTTCTTCTGCTACTGCCGTTTCCCCGGTGGTTGTTTCTTCTTCTGATACAAAAAGTCGTGCCGAAATCTTTACACCGTCCTCTGTACTAAACCCTTTGCCAATGCCCGTGGCACTTATTTTTGTGTATGCAGATACAACATTCATCCAGATTCCGGTCGTACCGGAATAAACCTTTAAGGACGGTTTACCCTCTGAATTGGCAGACATCATATAATCTCCATCATTCGGAGTTGTCGTCTGATAGTATTCTGCATTATGCCATTCTATCCGGTTTCCTGCCGAATCACAGGTGGAAAAGCTTACACCAGTCAAATTGACCGTATTTTCCATATATCCGCATTCCGGGAAAGCCTTGCTTGTATTTGTATTGACCCAAACCTTGTCCGGCATGATAACAATGTATGCTCCCATTTTTGTAAGCATTTTCTCACCACTAAACAAATTGACATTGTTTAGAGTTACTTTTTTCCCGTTTCTGTATAAGGTACTATCATCTACCCACCACAAATCATCTTTATCAAGAAGTCCTTGCGGATTTACAAAACGGTGTACGATGCCACGTTTAGGTCTGGGAGATAATATCGGATAATACTTTGCTGTCATATTCTTCATGTCAAAAAACTGTCCCTCTGAACAAGACAACCGATGATTATATCCACCAAATACATCTGTTGTTTCCCGATATCGTTCCAGCTCCTGAAGATGTGGAAAAAACATAATATCTGCCTCCTTTTATTTGTACAATCCTGCCCGGTAGTTAATCACTAAGCACCGCATCAGCGATTCCGGCAGATTCAAGTCGGCATCACTGTTTCCCTGATAGATACCTCTGGTATAAAGTTCTTGGATGATATCCCGTGCATAGTCCGGAAGCTCAGACCAGTAGTGATATACCCTTTCCTGCTTGTCTGCCAACTGATTGACAAGCTGTTTCAATTCTTCAAACTCTGTTCTGGTAACTTCCACCTTTTTTTCCTCCAATCGTTGTTTGAATGCGTTCCATGCCAGGCAGTCAATCATCGGCAAGGGGCATTTTTTGCCCGTGACATCGAAATGACGGCAGACATGGTAAATATCAATGCCGTACTTCTTCATAAGCTCACGCACTAATTCTGTGGCGTTTTTCAAGGTGTTTTCCGTAAAGTCGGATACACCATTACGAATCGAATCACAAAGTTCAATGCTGATTGAATTGGCGTTTGTGACGATACCATGCAGGAGACCTCCTCCGGTCTTTTTACAATCGGCATATTTTTTTCCGCCTACTGAATAGGCTACATAGTTATCCGGGACAGACTGCGTGATGCTGTCATCGTCTACAAAATAGTGAGCAGAGGCATTCGTGATATTGTTTTGAAAGTAATTTGCATTTCCAGAATCAGAATCCCCATCATTCCCGGTGTAGTGAATCACGATGTACTTAATTGCCGATATTGACCGTTTACCGCCGTAGTTTTTTCTGTTGGCTAATTTTGTCGTGATGTTCATACCAATCACCTTTTTGTACTTTTTGGCTTGTTATATGACATTGCCAATGTACTGTCGGAATCTCCCTCTGTAGTCGGGTCATTGACAGCATTCCAAACCGAGCAAATGACCGCCACAATTATCACCGGATTGGATGCCGCCTGATAAAACAGCGACCATAAAGCATTCCATGTGGTGATATCTGTCCAGTTTACACCCAAGTATGTAAGAATCGGTGCAACAACCGCAATTGCAATATTTCTCCAAAACACCGGGTTGTTGAATCTGACTCTCCAATTGATTTGTAACATTTTTACTTCCTCCTAAAATTTAATTTTTCCAGAAAAGAGTGCTGCTGTGATAGCAGAAACGACAACCGACAAAGCTCCGGATAAAATGCGTTCCAACCACATGGACGGTTTCTTCTCCACAGCCGCAAGTCTCTGCTCATGGTTTTTTACAAGCTCATCGTTCTGTTTCACCAATGCACTAATCTCCAATGTCAGTTTTTGAATTTCTGAAATCATATTTTCGTGCCTTTGAATATCACGCATATCTCGCTCAAATCTTTCGTCAACCAATTTGCCATGCTCCCGGCAAAAAGATGTTGTTACAGGTTCACTCATTCCTCATCCTCCGTTTCTGAAACCGTTTCGTAAAACAACTCTTTATCCTCATCGGTCAGATACGGATACCGTTGTGAATCCTCCAAAAGTGTCACAGCATAGTCGTACTGATACACCCCACGCTGCACACAGTTGATAAATGCCTCGATAACTCTTTGATTTCTTTCCATTTGCTTTCCCTCCTTATGCTTCTAATATCATTGCCTGCAATCCGGCAATAACCTTGTTAATATCCTGATAATATCCGATACTCAGGATTGGTGAAACAGAAGTTTCTGCGACATAGGTACTCACTCCATCCCGAGCAACCATTCCATCGACTGCAACAGTTTCCCCTGCACCAAGTGGTGCATCCACGAGAACCATTTTTGTCTCGTAGGCATGATATGGTTCGTAATCCGTCCGAATACTACCTGCTTCAATCTGCAAATCATAAAACGATACATCCGAGGTCGGTGCTCCATATCCCCAATAAAGAGAAACAACCGGAGATGCAAATGTGAATGTTTTTGTAAGATGCTGATATTCTCCGTTTGAGGGTTTGATATATCCATTCAGTTCAGTTCCATCTGCCAGCACAAAACTAATCCGATAATTACTCGTTGCCGGAGCCTTCATAATGTAACTGATTGTATAAGTCCCAGCCGGAAGAAACACCGAATATTTTCTTGCTGTGCTGATGATTTTATTTGCCCGATAGCTTCCGTCCTCCTGCAAATCAAAATCTGCAGCAAAAATTGAAGAATTAACCAGGTTTTTTCCGTACAGCTTTATTGGAATCTGATACTTCCCTGAATCTGTCAAATCTCCGACACCACCCTCTGCACCGTGAATCTGGAATGATAACAAGCTTTCTCCTGCAAGCTGATCAGAAAGTACAAGCGGATTCCCGGTTTTTATCGTCGAGGG